AGCGCCGGGTACTTCGCCTCGAAGCCGGCCAGCTGGGCGTTGTACGACAGCTCGTCGACGGCGGCCTTCCGGGCAGCGTCCGACTTCACGGAGGTCTGGTACTCGACCAGCTCCTCGCGCATGGTGTCGACATGCTTGCGGATCTTGCGCGCCTCGTCCTTCTTGCCGTCGAGGATCAGGTCCTCGTACTTGTCCTGCAGCTCTTCGATCTTGGACTTCATGTCCGAGACCGCCTTATGGGTGGCCGATGCCTGCTGGCCGCCCTTCAGCTTCTCGATCTCTTCGAGCAGCGCCTGTTCGCGGGCCCGGGCCTTGGCCTGAGCCTCGTCGAACCGCGACTTCGGGATGCGGATGTTGCGCTTCTTGGCCTCTTCGGCCTCCTGCTTCTCGCGCTCGGCCTTCTCTTCGGGGGTTTCGTCGCCCTCGTCGAGCTTGTCGCCCTTGGCCGCACCATCCTTGCCGGCGTCGTCGAGAGGCGACTTCACCTCATCGCCGCGATCCACGGGGGTGTCTTTGCCCTTGTCGTCGCCAGCGCCAGCCGCGCCGTCGATCTTGTCGTTTTCATCAGCCATTTTGAGCTCCTTCGGTGGTTTTCGGGGTATTGCGTGCCTGTTCCACGGCCGCGACGCGCTGCGCCATAGCCTGTTCGCGGGCCTGCTGCTGCTTGATGGCGGTGTCGGCCGCCGCTTGCTCGCGCTTCAGCTGCATCTCGGCAGCCATCTGCTCGCGCTTGAGGGCGAATTCGCGCTCCATCTGCTCCTTCTTGAGCGCGAACTCCTGATCCATCTTCTGCTGCTCCATGGCCATCTCGGCCTCCAGCTTGTACTGCTCCATGGCCATCTCGTCCTGCCCGGAGTCCTGCCCGATCGAGGCCAGCTCCTTCTGGGACTTGGCCTGCTTGAGCTGGGCGTCGGACTGCTTCTGCATCGCCTCGGCCTCGAGCTTGGTGACCTCGGCCTCGCTGGCACGCTGCTTGAGCTGGGCCGCCGCCTGCGCCTCGGGGCTGTTCTGGTCGCCCTCCAGCTCCTTGACGATCTCAGCCTTGTCCTTGAGACGGCTCGACTGGATGATGTACTTGTCCGGAATCTGCACACCGGCCTCGGTACGCAGGCGCACCGCCTGATCGAACTGGGTCTCCTCGAACGTGTCGCGCTCGGGCTGGTTGGTGACGACCACGGCGTACTCGCCGAGGGTCAGATCGTTGATGATCATGCCTTCGGGCGTCGGCTGGTTCACCGTCAGCTGCTCGGTGGTATTGGTCAGCCGATCGGTCGTGATGTAGAGCAAGCGCTGTTCGGTGTAGTACTCCTGCACGATGTCCAGAATGTTCCGGGCGAGGATGAAGTCGGTCCGGTTCATGTTGTCCATGACCTTGGCCAGATTGGCCTGACCCGACTGCTTGTTCGTCTGCACGCTCTTGGCGGCCACGTCCTCGCGGGCGAAGCCCTGCATGTAGTCGGACACGCCCGAAATGGTCTTGATGTGCTCCTCGGCCTTGTAGCTGATGCGATCCAGCCCGCTGGGGGTCTGGTTCGGCTGGATCTTCTCGGCGTTGGTCAGCTCGTCGAGCTCGAGCACCAGACCGGTCTGCGCGCCACGCTGTTCCAGCTCGCCCACCGACATGTTCTGGAGCGCGTTGCGCTTGACCTTCCAGCCGGAGTTCGCCGTGGTGTTGACGACGTGCAGCTCCTGCGAACTGACCTTGTTCAGCAGCTCCTGCGGGCCGATCAGGTTCTCGACCAAACCCACGGTGCGGCCGCGACGGAAGTACGGGAAGTAGGGCACGACCGTGAAGTGCTTGTACGGCGACCAGTCGTCGTGCAGCACCACGTTGTCAGCGACCACGGTCCAGCGGATCCGCTGGACCAGCTTCTTGGTCAGCGCCAGATTGGGGTTCTGGGAAAGATGCGCAGCGGTGCGCTGCGCATCCCAGTCCGCAGGGACCATGCGCGTGTCGCCGGTACCGACGTCGACGAAGTGCAGCACCCGGTCCAGCTTCCTCCACTGGCGCTCGATGACGCGGATGTTCCGGGTGTTGTTGTCCCCGGAGTCCGGCCCCGTGTTGTACGTGTACATCGACCGGGGGTGGCCGAAGCGGTCGCGATCGCGGTCGATGGAGTCGTAGCCGTACGGGAAATAGCTGTCCTGCCGACCACGCAACAGCTCTGCATCTGCAGAGCTGTACAGCATCTCGATCTGGTCGGGGCTCATCCACTTCGTGATGATGACGTCGCCCCACTTGTCGGGGTCGTACTCGTCCGCGTCGGCGTCGATCAGCACGTTCTTCGGGTTCAGCTGCTCGATCCGCACTTCGCCGCGCAGGGAGTCGGTGAAGTCCAGCCGGACGTCGAAGAACCCGCGCGAGCCCACGATGCCGTCGGCGAACACGTCGCTGCGGACCCAGTTGAGCTGATTGTTGTCGCCGATCTGCATGAACACCTTGGTCAAGGCGTCCGCGACCTCGGAGGTGGCCCCCTCGTTGCGCGGCTTGAAGGCGATGTCCGTGCGGTTGAAGATCTGCTCGCCCATCACGTTCGAGATGGTGCTGATGATCTTGTTGATCGTCAGCGCCGGGCGTCGGTAGCTCTTCAGCAGGGCCAGATCGTTCGGGTCCCACTGGAGCCCGACGAAGAAGTCCTCGCAGACCGTGGATTTCTTGACGAAGTCGAGGTGGCCGTTGTCGCGCAGATAGGCATACCGACACCAGACTTCATTGGCCAGAGAGGTGTTGACGGGCATATTCTGGTCCTCAGTGCAGATGAATCACAGCATAGGGTTCATCCCCTCGAAACGAGAGGACGTCTTCGGGGGACATCACGATGACGTTCCCGCTCGCCGTGACCACGCGCATGGCCTGTTGCTGAAAGACGACCCGCCCAGCGTCGTGGAGAGCCACGACCTTGGCTGGGAGAGCCTGCCAATCCCTCGCTGCGGCGCGCAGCAAGTCCGATACGATAAACGGTCCATCTGGTGACATGGAATCTCCTACGCTGACATGTGGCCGCCCTGTCCACCCATGACGCTCAGTTTATCGCGCCAAGACGGCAGGGGCGGTGGCACCGCGAGACGAGGCGGCTCCTTCCCCATGCACAACTGCGCGGCCCATGCCAAGGCGTCGACCACGTCGTCGTGCGCACCGGCCGGGAACCGCAAGAGCTCCTGTTCCGCCTGACCCAGCCACGCTGCGCCTTCCGGAAACACCACCCGACCCTGCTGCATGCGCCCCTGCAACGGACGCGCACGCGCAAGTTTATCAGTCATTGGCCGCATTACCTCATATGGCGGGTATTGCCGGCGCTCGCCCATCCGCTTCTTCAGCAGCGGTTCGATGGCGCGCCAGATCTGGCCATCCTCGGCACCGACCAGATAGCCGGTGGTCGGAATGCTCCCCCAGCGCAATGCTGTGTCCAGCATTGCCTCCACGATCTGGAAGCTGTCGCCCTTCATGCGGAAGATCTCCAGCACGTAGATCGTGTCGGTCTCGTCCTGCAGCACCGTGGCACCGACGGTCCAGTCGTTCTGCTGCTTCTCGCCGATCGCGAAGTCCCACGCGGTGTAGATGCGTAGCCCATTGGGGCTCGGCAGCGCCTTCTGGTACCGGAAGTACTCCTTCTTGAAGTACATGCCCTCGTCGGGGACCGGGTTCTGCTGGTACAGGGCCGACCAGATACGCGGCTGGAGGTTGGCCCGGATGCGCTTGAGCGCCTCGGTCGGATACCTGTCTTCATGGAGGCAGAAATCCTTGGGGCGCAGCAGCGTGGGGGTAGGTCCGGTGTCCCCCTCCAGCGCCACATACTCGTCGTCGAGCCGGATGATGTCGCCCGTGGCCTCGTCGCGGTACTCCCACGCCTCGCTGAGCGCCGGGTACCGGATGATTTCGAACTGGTCGGCCTCCTCCTCGGTGGACATGACCTGCTGGAGCCGGCCAGCCAAGTCGTCGTCGTTCCACCACGTCTCGATGACCAGCACCCCGCCGCCGGGGGCCAAGCGGGTGTACGCCGTGGACTGGTACCAGTCCCACAGCTTGTCGCGGACGAGGATCGAATCGGCCTCCTCCTGATTCTTGATCGGGTCGTCGATGATCAGGATGTGCGCGCCCTTACCCGTGATACCGCCCCCGACGCCGGCGGCGGTGAAGCCGCCACCCTTCGTGGTGTTCCACGCCTCCACGGACTGGGAGTCCGGGTCGAGCTGGGAGTCCGGGAAGATCGCCTTGTAGTGGGGCTCGCGCATGACCTCGCGCACCTTCCGCGAGAACTTCATCGGCAGTTCGAGGTTGTACCCGACGTTGATGAGCTCGTGCGTTGGGTTATGCCCCAAGTGCCAAGCGGGGAACCGAATTGAAGCCAATTCGGATTTGCCGTGGCGCGGCGGCATCAGGAGCATGAGGCGAGGTGACTGCCCTGCAGTCACCGCTTGACTGAACCGCTCGAGTCGACGGCAAATATCATCATGGACCCAACCGGCCGAGTACGACGGGTGGGTCATCTGGGTGAACTGGAGCAAGCGGCGGCGCGCGAGGACGCGCTGGGCCAGCAGCTTCTGGAGCTGGGCTTTACGCGCTTGGGCTGGCGTCATCGACGACACTGAATTCCCCTTCCAGAACCGACGGGTCGCCCTCTGCGAGAGCGAGCAGCTCCTCGTCAGACATGGTGTTCAGGCGCTGGATGAGCACCTGACCCTGCACCGAAACCTCGATCTTGGTCTTCGTGGCCTCGTAGAACCCGCACATTTTGCCGAT